GCCAAAAAGTGTTCAAAGTGTTCACTTATTGCGATTGGAGCCAATGGAGGCCGATTTTGGTTTACACTTAGGTGTACACTTAGTGTAAACTAGTGTACACCCTCCTTCTTAGCTTTTCTCACCCAATGTGAGACTCTGTTGTAGTCAAGATTCAGCTCTTTTGCGATGTCGCAAGTCCTCCTGTTTTCCGCTACCATATTCTCTATTTGTCTTACTATTTTTATAGATAAGCCTTGGAGTCTCCTATCTTTGGTGAGCTTTAGAATTTCACATATATGATAGTATTTTACACCAGTCTTATACATAATTTCTTTATATGATACACCTTTCTTATATAGTTCTAGTACCTGATCAGCAGACTTAAAGTGATTGCAAGTATTCTTGGCTCTCTCGTTTGTCAACAGATACTCCTTGTATATATAATTATTGACTAGGTTTTTACTAACATTCATAATAGTAGCTATATTCTTATTCATTACTTTAAGTTTATATAGCCTAGCTATATCGTCTTTCTGTTCCTGGGTTAGTGATGTCATAGATTTTCTTCTTTAATTATTTCCTCTACCTGGTTTAGGCATTTGTGGAATACATCTCCACCCATGTCAATAGAATTGTGTAGCTTCTCAAACAAAGTGACTATCTCGTGAAACTGCTTGATAGTAGCATCTCCATTCTCATAGTTTTGTAGAAATGAGTATGCCTGACTTGACTTACGCTTCAGAGCGTGAATCATGTTCTTATGCTTAGTCCGTAGGTCTATGTCAAAGAACTTTAAGCTAGACACATCCTCGTAGTAGTCAAGCATTATCTCCTGAAGTGCTAGATATACCAAGTACTTCTGAGTGGATCGGTGATTGATTTCGGTTAGTATTTCTTCTCTAGTCATTTATTTCCGTAGGTTTCTTCGTAGTAATTCTGTCCGCTTTCATAGGTCTTTTCTGCATAGAACCAAGCACCTTCTCTGTGAGCCTCTGCAATCTGATCTCTCTCCTTGTACTTAGCTATCTCTAATACTTCCTTGGAAGACTTTCCATCATACCATGTGGAAGTTAGTTGCTCATGCAACCATTCTACTGCCGTCTGCTTTTTCATATCCCCATATTTTCAAGGTACGCCCTAGATTCCATAACCTTGTGCTTTGCCAACTCAATCACTGAGAGGTCATACTCGATGTCAAACTCCTTGATACGGTACTTATCTTCCACATGGGAGTAGCTTACAGGCTCCTCGTAAGTCAAGAACTCTGGAGTGTCCTGTAGGGTGTACACCAACTTAGCCTTTTTTAAGCCTGTCAGGTGCATGTAAACCTGGAGTTGATAGTAGTACCCCATGTCGGGGGAATCGTCAAACAGAGGGAAAGTAAAGCAGTCCCACGAGGTTTTAAAGTCATAGACTATACCTTCATGGAAACAATCGGGAGTACCTGTGAAGAAATCATCCTCGAAGTGGTCAAGATTTTTAATCATAAAGTCCTTGTTCATAGCTACCGAGTAAAACTCGATAGCCGTATCTTCTAGTGCCAATCCCTTCTGGATGTACTTACTCTTAATCTGCTTCTTTACTCCGTAAATCTGCTCCTTGTACCAATCCTCTAGGTAGCTTTTAGTTGTCTGAGACAAAGTTTCTGTTTTACTCCGTGCATTAGTCATCAATTGACCAAGGGCACTTGCTCTGCATTTAAATATCATGATAATAGAAGTTTTTCGTTTTGTGCTGTTAAAATATAAACCGACTTAATTTGCTCTAAGGTTACCTTGCCATTGGCTAAAGAATCCTTAGCACCGTTCCACTTCACATGGGATGGAGTTAACTCCTCTTTTTTACCACCATGATCGTTGGTAGAATCAGGGTCTTTTGTATCGTCAATTAAAAAGAGCCCATTCAATGCATACTTACGGGCATAGGAGGAGGAGCTACCAAAACTTTGAGCCACATCCATACCCTTGCGATTGATGTCGATACCTGCCTGGGCAGTTACTGCTCTGCCTTCAGTTCTTCCTTCTTTATCTACCTGAATCGCTGCGGTAGCTTCTATGAAGACAAGACCTCCTACTTCTTTGACCTCGTCTTCAATAGTCAAGGTACATTCGTACTTCAGAAGTAATGGCTTTACTGCCTCAAGGATATCCTCTACGGATCGGTACTTATACTTGCCGAATGCATTAAATTGGTTCTTTGGAGCTTTAAGCTCGGATTGAATTAGAATTAGTTCTTTCATCGTGTGTGTTTAGTTAATTATTAAATAAATTAGAGAGAAGATAATTACAATAGAGTAACCTATAAGAAAATCAATAACTTCGTATTTTTCATTATTCTTTTTCACTATACCTATTCCTAATCCTATAAGATAGGCCACCATAACTATGGCTACAACATATACCAATGTCATCGTTTTAAGTGTTTATATTTTTCTAGTGTTTTCATTTCAGCGTATCGGTAACTAATCTCATCCCAATACATCTCGAAGGTTTTAAGAATCTCTATTTTTTCACTATGGGGTACCTCCCCAAAGTTCTCTAGTATCCATTGCTCAATTTTTTCCTCTACCATTGTTAATCCAGTTAGTTGATACAAATAGAACCCATTGATTGCCTAATCTCTTAGGAGGATACACCCATTCTTCAGGCCATACACCAGAGCGAATAATCTGGTGAACTCGTGTAGATTTTTCGGTAAAGCCCCGTAGTACACCGTACTCGGTAGCAGTCATCATTTCGTAAAGCATTGTCTTACATTGGCTTCTAACTGTTCAACAATAAAAGGGTCTAGGATGGCACAAATAACCCGATAGTGGTCTGTAAACCGCTCGTTGAGGTCATCGTACAATTCAAGAGTAAGGGACTTGCCATTGCCAAAGAATAGGTCTAGGACAATTCCTTCGTTGGTGAAGGATTCGAGCTCCAGGCTAAAGCCCGACTGCTCAAGAATAAAGTGGTGATCTTTTAACATTGTGTTTGTGTTTAAGTGATTAACGATGCTAAGGTACAAGACTCTGCACAACAAATGCAAGGGAATTGTCAAATTTATTTTTGTTTTACACTAAGGGTAATTTTCTTGGATAAATGGTTTTGTTTTACACTATGGGTTTTGTTTTACACTACCACCGCAGAGAAATTTTGTTTTCCACCAGGGGGTCAACCTGGTTCTGTTTTACACTAGGCCTATTTTTCCGCCATGTTTTACACTATGGGTCAATCCGCCATGTTTTACACTAGGGGGGGTATGGGTCGGCCGTGCCCATTCGTGCCCGTGGTGGTTTGGCATGGCATGGCAACCTAGCTACCTACAAAGGCAAAGGATGGCATTTTTAGGGCCGTGGTAAAGAGATATATTTTTTTGAGTGGTGTTACATAGGCGAAAATTTAAAGGGCTGTAAAGGGCTTAAAATAGGCCGAAATTAGGGCTGTATTTTTTGCAAATTGTAGGCCATACAGTCAAGACCGTACTCAATTGAATAACCTATCTTAAATAAGTCTTTTTCAAGCTGTAGAATGTTAGTGTAGTTTTGTTCCTTTGTAATGTAGGCAAAGAGTAAAGCCCGCAAATTAGCGGGCCATTGTTCGGGATATTCGAATAGGTCTTCCATTTTATCGGATAGGTAGTAAATTTACGTAAAATGAATAGTTGGGATTTTTAATAAATTTTAGGAAATGATCTTCCAAAGATTCTAGTTTAGGATCATCAAAATTTTCTCTTATTTTTTTTCTTACTATTCGTTCAAAGTTTCTTTGAAAAATGTAAGGGCTATCCATTCTAATTAAAATTAAACGTTCCCGTATTTTAGTGTTACTTTCTTTGATGATATTAATTTTTTCCATTTTCTGTAGTGTTTTAAGATAAAGAAATAGCCCTATTTCTAGGGCCTTATTTTAGTGGATCAATAAGCCTATTTTGTGGTTTTCAGTTATCCATTTTGTGGCTACTATATCCAAGTATGAAGAATCCGTGTAGCCTTGTTCTTCCATTTCTTCGCTTGAATAGAAAATTTTAGAATGCCTTTCTGTATCCGTGTTAATCAATTCGTCGTTCTTTGATCCAAGGCTAAAAATTAGGTCAAAATTTTCAGGCAATTCTATTCCTCTAATAAAGGAATGAGACTTGGTGTAGGCATAAAAACGGACGGAAGGATTATTCTTTGCAATTGTTAGCCATTTCTGAAAGTAAGTAGGCGAATAAAAGTCCCCGCTATCGTGAATTCTAACATAGGTCTGTTTATC